CCCCATATGATTTATTCCTGATTCTGACGTGCGCGAATCATTGCGAGGATGTCTTGTGCATTGCCGCCGCCTTCTGATTCTGTGTCTTCAGTAGAAGTTTCCGGAGCAGGTTCTGCCTTGGCCTCTGTTGCTGGCTGTGTGTCAGCCTCTGCCTTAGCAACATCTGCTTCCAGTGATTCCTTAGCAGGAGCGGGTGTCGGAGCACTCTGAGAAGTTGCTGTTGCACCCTTACTGGCAGCCTGAGTAGGATCACCTGTGCGAGCCTGTACGCCTGCTGGTCGAAAGTACTGGCTCCAACGATCAGCATCATATGCTTCACCGTCTACAGAAGCTTCGAACATTTCCTGCATAACTTTGACTTCTACTTCGCCTGGCTTCTTGGGCAAGAAGTTTGACAGATCATACAGGCCATGAGTGTTAATAGCCGTCATTTCCTCATCGGATAGTGCGCGTTCTCGGCGTGCCCAGTTAGATGTGGAATAGTCTGCGTAACCACCCTTGGAAGTTTTGTTTAGACGAAAGTCTAAGCCAGCAGTATAGTCGGTTGGCAATTCTTCCATGTCCGGATCAAGCAGCGAGCCTTTGATAATCTGAAAGATCTGAGGACCAATAATAAAACGTCGAATTGGATTCTCTGGTGTGGAGTCTTCACCTAGTGGATCTTGACGCACAAAACCTTGGAATATATAAGAACGCTTCTTCCAGTACTTGCGACCCATGTCTTCAAGTGCTGGGTCTTTGAACCAACCGCGTACTTCCTGTAGTATATTACAGCTCTCGCCATACATTTCCATGCAGGGCACTTGTACCTGTACAGGACGCGAATCTGTTTCGCCTTTGATTCCTGCAAACGGCAGTTTAATCATTAGTCGTTCTGCCCAAAAGAAATCATTGGCTTCATTGCCATCTGGAAGAAATCTCAGTGTAGCAGATTCATCTTCCTTCATGTTCCAGAAAGGATAGATTGCATTGTCGCCTGGGCCGGCGGAGTTTGAATTTGAACGTGTTTCTTGCTCTTTGAGACGAGCGCGAATTTCAGCTAGAGATGCCATAGTATTGCCTCCTAATTGTTTGCCTATGTGCTTAGTGCCTATTTATGTAGCACATTTTTTATTATACATGATGTGCTTAACATGTCAACTATTTATTTAAAATCAAAGACCTGCAAGATTTCTCAATCTTATTACTGCTTCGTCTTCTTCTTGGTCTTGAGGTTCTTCTTCACAACCACAACCTTCACTATACTGTTCAAATGTTTGGTTAATCTTTTCGATAAACTGTTTTGCAGGTTCAATGAAGTTTTCGCCGTAGTCTTTCTCCACGCTTGTCAAAACAGCAGTTTCGCCTCTTGGCCACGCGCCTGTTTCCTTATCATAGTTTGATAGGATAAATTCTGTGATTGGCAGTTGTTCTTCAGTTGTTTCCTGCTCTTGTTCTGATTCGTCCTGTGCTGTGTCTTTGCTTGCATTTTTTTCTAGATCAGCAATTTTCTTTTTTTGATCAGCAATGTCTTTAGAACTAGCATCTGTTCTGTATAAGAATCTTAGATATTTTTTGGCATATTCTAAATCGTCCTTTGATTCTTCTGCAATTTCTTCTGGTCCGATTTCTTTGGTTTTTGTACCTTCACCGATCAGTCTATAGATATAAGGAAATACGTCTTTCAAATCTTCGTTGAACTGGCGAATTGTTAGTTCATCGACCCAGTTTGTTTTAACATCTTCTGGCACATCTTCTAGCACCACTGATTCATAGTTTTCTATAATGTTAGCGTATCCATTTGATTTCTGTATACTTTCTAGTTGTTTCTTGACTTCTTTGGCTCTTCCTTCAATTATATCCATATACTGCGAAAGCCCTTCTGCCATTACTCTCGATCTGCCTACATAAGTTTTAAACTTTTTTAAATTATTCAGTTCTTCTGATAGGCCAACTACATGCTTTCCAAAATCATCATAGGGATTGCCACCTTCTGACACATGACGAGCCATTGCTCTTGCACCAGCAAGATGTCTATAGGGATATCTGAATCTCTCGCCCTCAGGAGACTCTATGTAGATTCTGTCTATGTTTCTTGTTCTAGAAGCAGGCTGCTCTGGATTTACTGCAGATCTGTGTCTAATGTTAAGGCGAGCTTCGCCTATACGTTGATAACTTACTTGGCTTGTGCCGTAGAGTTTTGATTCACTCATCTGCATTTCTCCGGAATTCTGTGCTAAAAATTTGTAGTCTCTTCTGTCAAGATTAGATTTTGTGATGTCTCGTGTGTCAAAGTTCAAAAGTCTTTTCTTGGCAAAAGATCTTAATTCTTTAAGAAAATTGTACCAGTTTTCTCTAGTAACTTCGTCTTGATCTTCCATAAAGCTGTTAGTGTACATGACGCTTACACTGTCTTCGGATACACTTACTGAAATTTTGCCTATGTTTTTTCCGTCTGATTTATAGTCAAAATCAAAATATCGCGCCTGTTTTGGGTCGTTTGTGACTTTACCTTCTTGTGTTCCTATTGTAACTGAAGGGAAACGACCTCTAATTTTGTTGAATAGATCTTCTGAAATTGTGTCAAGACTTTTCATACGTATATTTATCAAATAGTGCTTATGAAAATAGGCATTGGTTGCTCGTAATCTTCGTCGGGATGATCTACAGATGTAAAAGTATTATACACTCTAGGGTCCCAGTCTTTGAGAACATCAATCATTCTAATTGTCAACAGCATCGCAGAAATAAGGTCATCCGAGTGGCCCGTCTTTGCTTGATAGGAAGATCCAGTTGCTACAAAGTTTTTTAATTCAGATATAAAAGGTTTGGATTGAATTTCGAGCTTGGAATTTTCAATCATGGTTTTCATTCTAGAACAAGCACTTACTTTTGTAGCATGAGTTGTGTTGAATCCTTTTCTAAATTTTCTAACATGTCCCTTGCGCATGGGTTCTGATATAAACAGGCCAGGTATATTTTCCTCGCCAAAATCATTAATAACAATAAGAGCAGCTTCGCCTATTCCATTGTTTTCTACACTCCAGTAGGTGCCTAGTGGATTTTTTGTTTCTTCTGCAATGTACTTGCAGATATCGCTCATAATTCTTATCTGTGCAGGAATAGCAGTGTTGTTGTGTTGCCATTCTGCTACCTGCTTATATGAAGGCAGTTCTAGTACCTGTATAGCAGCATAGTCTCCTCCTGTGCCCATAGAAGGATCGAGTGCAACGCAGTAAGTGTATTGTGACGATGGTTTTTTGTACCAGCGTGTTTGACCCATTTTGAGAGAGGGATCTGAGCCTTCCATGGTTGCAAGGTGAATAGAATTGATCAGTGTCTCATCATATGTGAGGAATTCACAACCATACTCTCTGCGAAATCTTTCCTCACCTATTCTACCCATTTCTGCATCACGCCATTTTTCGTCTCGATCAGGATGTTCTTCCCATGATGCTCTAAATGCGTGAAACCCGTTTATGCCTACATCTTGTTCGTTACCGTTTTCGTCAAAGGTCTGTTCAGCCTGTTTCCATATTGTAGCAAATGTGTCTTCGTCTGAGTTGGGCGTAGAAGTAATAACTGCTCTACCACCTGTTGCCAGTGTTGGAGATATTGAAGTCCAAAAGTCTTGAGCAATTGTGGGCTGAACAAATGCAAACTCATCACAGTAGAGAAGGGATATACTTAAACCACGTCCTGTATTGTCTGTGGTAGTTTGAGCAAGAATACGAGATCCGTTTTCAAATTCTATACTCTGTTTGTTATATGACGTAACGCCTGCTCGGATATGATCTGCGCATAGTTCATACACATAACGTATTCTCTGCATGATTTCCTGAGCGCCTTGATATTTGTGCGCGGCTATCAGTATGGTTTGGTCTGCGTGAAACATAGCATACCAGGCAAGATACACAGCAGCACATGTCGTCTTTCCCGTTTGACGAGGGAGCATATTTATGTTGAAACGATAATCGTGATAGGAACGCATTAGACGTTCTTGATATTCAAATGGCTCGAACAGCAATTTGCCTTTCACAGGATGCTGAATATAAGCAAAGTTTTTTGCAAAATAGAGATAACCGTCTTTGGGATCCATACAGCGAGCAAGTTGTTCTATTTGCTCTTCTGTGTATGAATCAGCAGCGTGTGCTTTTTTTGTTAAGACCCCGTCGAGTGATTTTGACATATAATTACTTAGTCAAAAATTAGCGCCATAGAACGCTATTGATTTGTTATTTTCTGTCTTCTGGGGTGCCAGCAATTGTGATTCGACCTACTAGATCTCGATTGTTTCTCATCATTGCTCTACCATATCCTTCTGCACCTTTTTTATTAGAAAATTCTTTGGGCTGTCCTTTCTGTTTATAGGTTTTACCGTCTATTCTGAGATAGAAAGGTCCCCGGTGCTGTCTTGTTAAATTATAGTCAGGATATTCGTCGTTGGCTCTAAAATCTGGTTCATTGAACCGAGAGTCTCTTGATCCTAACTCGCCTCCCGGATCATAACCTGGCATATTGGAGTCCCAAGAATCTCTTCCTCTGAAACGACCACCGTATGGTGCTTCTGATACAACATCAAGATTTTCTCTCAGTCTGCCAATAACAACATCGTGCATTTTGGTGTTGCCGTTGGTTTCTGCAAGGCTTCTTCTTTCTCGGCTCAGACGATTGATGATAGTTCTTGCTTCTCTATCATAGAACTCCACCATCTGCTTCGGAGTTTTGTTTATAATTGGTTTGACATATCTATCGAATACTGGGGCAGATTCCATTTGCATTTCTTTGCCTTTGTGTTTTACATTCTTGCCTTTGTCCCTTTCTTTCTTTTTGTTTGGCTCAACCTTGGCTTTATTAAATTTGCCGGCATTTTTTGCTACTGGATTGTTTTTTGGTGCTGCTTCTTCTACACCTTCTGGAACACAGTTAGGAACTTCCTTGCCACCTTTCTTTTTGGTGCCTACCATTTTGTAGCCTTTCCAACAAGGATCATCATCCTCGTCGTCGTCTTCTTTTACTTCTGTGTCAGCGTTTTTTTTTGAACCTTCTTTTTTGCCTTTGACTTTGGCAACAGCTTCGTCGTGACTCATACCGCTTGCTTTCATGCGAGCAATTTTTACATCATCAAAGTCATTGTCACCGTCGCCGTCCTGGTCCTTCTTTTCGCTCATTTTTTTCTTCAGCATTGATGATAATTCTTCTGCGAGAGAACTTTCAACCGCCATAGGATTGTCGCCGTCCTCTGCGTCTGCATAGGAATTTTTACGCTTGTTTAAACCGCCTGATAGATCATGAGTCATTGTTTCGTGATCGTCGTACCTTTCGTCTGGTTCGTTTGCATAATCATCTTCAATAACTTCGGATTGGCCTCGATGATCTTCCCAAAAATCTCTCGCCATATCTATTACATTACTGTATGTGTCTTCGAATTCGTCGATCTCCATGTATGAAGCATCATCAGCCATATCGATGTACTGTTCTTTATCTTCGATACCATACAAGTCCTGAAAGTCAAATATGTGAGGATACTTGTTGTTGCCTTCTTTGACTTTTGTATCGTCTGATTCAAAATTGTCCATCATTTTAGGAGTAATCATATCTGCTTTTGGAGGCATGTCTGGAGGACCATCTGCAGGCATGTCAACAGGAGCTGGCATTGTGGTAGGTTGTGGCCCTACCGGTGCTGCTTCCGGAGCACCTGCATTGTTCATCAGTCTCACAAGCTGTGCCACTTCATCGGCAGTTTCTCCGCTCATTGAGACAGAAGCAATTTCGTCTAACTGCTGAGGCTTGCTTTCAACTGCATCCTGCTGTGCAACATCATAAAATGATTCTAGGATCATCTTCATGTCACTGCTTTCCTGCTTGGAGGGTGTGTATTCACCTTCAGCAGCACTGTCGAGATTTTGTAAAATTTTGTTCATATCCATGGTTAACTTCCTATCGGACTCTTCATATTTGTGTCTGTTGATATATCTTTTGATTCGCCTTGAGGTGCTCCTGCAGCAGGATCAATTGTTCTTTCCTTTCTAGCAGTTTCTAGTTCTTTGAGCAGATCCATAACTCTGTTATCACCTACTGATTCTTGTGCAGATTCGCCGCCCATGTCTTCTGTGTTTAAAAGAGATTCGTATGGTTCGTCACTTACTTCTTCTTGATAGCGTTCCTGCGGTTCGTTCTGATTTCTTACTATGATATGACTTTGTGATACTGTGCAGGCATAGCCTAGATATTCCTGTAAAACTTGCACAGTGGTAGGATAATTTATTTCTACTTCAAAATAAGTGACTTCTACATTTTGCAGTTGTGGAAAATCTAGAGGTCGCTCTGATATGGGTGTTCTCTTGCCTGAGCTCATGTTTACTAGACTGTATTTCTGCAGCGCAGTTTCTAACAGTTCTTCAAATCCTTCAGGCAGTTCGCCAGCAACTCCTATCTTAAATTCATAGGTCTTTTTAGATTCTGTCAAATATTCCGCAAAAGTTTTCATAGCTTGTTCCTGTATAAATTATTTATCCATGTTTTTTAATTTTTCGATAAGACTGTTACGATCTGATACCACGTATCCTTCGCCTTGTACGACATCTCCGTCACCGCCTGTGGAATCTCTATCCATTTTTTCTTTCTTCAATTGCAGTTCTACTGTTTTCAGTTTTTTGTCTAGTTTGGCATTCTTTGCTTCTAGATTGGTTTTCAGCATTGTAGCAGCAACTTCAAAAACTCTGCCCGAATAGCGACTTTCTACATTCATGCCCAGATCCATTAGATCTTCATAGGCATCCATGGACTTTTCTGCAACTTCGTTTAGTTCTTTGTCTGCCATTTCGCCTAGTCCTTTAACAGCAGGCAGTGCAGAATTGATTTTGTCTAATTCTTCTATATTACGCAGTTCTTTTGAGTGTTCTCTTTTTTCCTGTTTCTGTTGTTTTTCTGCTTGTTTTTTATCCTGTTCTACCTGTTCTTTTGCGTCGGGCATGTCTAGGATTTCTTCAAGTTTCTTCGTCATAGTTTACACCATTATATGCTGTGTTTATATTTATCGAGGCTTGCCTTGGTGGAACAGATCATTTTCTGTTATGATGCGGAAGGTTATACCTTTCTGTTTGCAGTAGGCTCGAGCTGCTTCCCATTTGGCTTGATTGACTACAAAGTGCGCTTGATTGTGTTTTGAACGACCTAGATTTTCTTTATAGGCTTGACTTGCGGGTTTTACTTCTATAAGTTCTACTTTTTGTTTTCCTGATTTGTTTGCATACGCAATAAAGAAGTCTGGCACATACACTGTGTATTTCCCTGTAAGAGGATTTCGATAAGGGATTCTTATTGCTTCTGATGCCCACTGCGACACAGAAGGGTGTTCATCACAGAACCGCATAAATGCAAATTCCCAGCCTGAACGATAGGTAGGAGTTTTATTTCCCACATATTTTTCAGGATTTTTTAGATTGAATTTACCTTGAGCAAATCTAGGCATTTGACCTTAAACAATGTTAATTGTATTGCCCATTCCTGAATGAACTGTACATTGATAATATAATGTTGAAGGAGCGCTCATTGGAACTGTAAATGTTACTGTTCCTGATCCGCCATTGTTGACAACTCCTGTGTTATAGGCAGATCCACCATTTGATACTCTTATTTCTAAAGGATGAGCGCCTGGAACATTCGTAAAGTTATATGTTTCGCCTCTTCTAAGATATAAAGTAGGATCTGTTTCTGCAGCTGGGAACCAGTTGCTGCCAGGATCGGTAAAAGTATAATTAATTGACGAAGCAGTGCTACCCAGGCTGAATTCGTATCCCACAGTATTGCCGTTGGTGTCTAATTCGCCACCAAGTTGAGGTGTGGTGTCTTCAACAATATTCGAAATACCGCTTCCGCTTACTGTGGTAAATGTAAATGTTCCAGATCCGTCTGTGGTAAGCACTTGTCCGTTTGCACCATCTGTAATGCCAAGATCAGTTAATTCGGTTGGCACACTTGTTGAAAGTGCATATGAACTTAAATCAGGAGGTGTATAAGAAAATACGCCGGTGCTGTTGTCGTATGTTAAGTTAGCAGTGCCTGCTGTTTGTACACTTACGGATAAGTCAGTAAGTGCAATTCCCGATCCTGACTCTGCAGTAAGGTCAGTTGCAGGCTCCCAAGTAGAACCATTATACTTGAGAACTTGTCCACTTGTTGCGCCACTTACTGAAACGTCTGTTAAGTCGTCAAGTCCGGAAGCACCGCCTGCATCATCAACGAAACTAAAGTTTCCAGCGCCGTCTGTACTCAGTATCTGACCGTTTGAGCCATCACTAATACCTATATCAGTAAGTGTGGACGGTATAGCAGGTGTGTTTGACAGAGAATTGTAATCTCCGTCATATGCGACGTCGGATAACGGATTCACATAGCCTGCACCTTCCGCGTCATTGTAACTAATGTCAGTAAGCAGCTTGCGCCAAGCGCCCGCGTGTGCGTAATACAAGCCGCCCGTTGAATGAACGTGCATTACCATACCATGATAGTCACCCGGATCATAATTTGCAAGATCTGCTTCTTGATCGACTGCATTGGCATACTTGATTATATTACTGCCAAAGTCATAGGTTCCGTCTGCATAGAGCAGATTATTTTCAGAATCTGCTGTATAACTTAGTGTGCCAATGTCTGGTGGCGTAAAGGAAAATACACCAGTAGTATTATCGTATGACAACGCAGCGTTTCCTGCAGGCAAAACACTTACTGATAAATCTTCTAGTGTTATACCTGAACCAGAATCTGCTGTGCTATCAGTTGCAGGTATCCATTGTGCGCCGTCGTACTTGAGTATTTGGCCGCTTGACACGCCTGTTGTGTCTACATCAGATAGATTGCTCAGTGTTGAAGATACATCTGAAGGCATCCAGTGATTCATGCTTGAATCCCACACTAATGCCTGACCATCTGATGGTGTATGATCTATGCCGCCTGACGAACCGCTTGTTTTAACGTCAGTTAAATTATCTAATGACCCGCCATAAGCAACATCTGCAAGTGGATCCACATATCCTGCACCTTCCACATTATTATAAGCAGTATCAGTTAGCAGTTTACGCCACACACCTGCATGAGCATAATATAGAGCTCCTGTTTCATGTACGTGCATTGTCATGCCGTGATAGGTAGCTGCAGAATAATTTGCAAGATCTGCTTCAAGTTGAATAGCATTGGCATATTTTATAATGTTATTACCAAAATCATATGTGCCTTCAACCCACTGCAGAGCGTTTGCTGTGTCTTCTGTATAAGGTATACCGGAATCGGACGATGATCCAGTAGACGATTCTAGACTTTGTACTCTTGAGTCTAGGTCCACAAAATTGTTATCTAATTCTTGATATGAAAGGACGCTGCCTTTATTGAGTCTTAGTACTATGGGCATTGAATTTTCCTATTGACGCATGTATTTAACAAATTCAAGAAATATTTTCCACGTATCCCTGTTCGACATATCCTGCTTCTATATAATCTTGTGTTACTAATCCGCTAGCATCTTGCGACGGTCTGTCAATATTTCTGCTTTCTAGTGTAGTATTACCTGCAGCCTGTTTAAACCCTAAACTACTAGAACGAGGTCTGTTATAATTAAGAATTTCTGTTACAACCGCGCTTAGTTCTACTTCAGACAGGCCTTTGAGAGTATCAAGCAACTGAAAAACATTAATGTCATCAAGCTTGCTCTGTTCTAGCAGAACTGTGGCAGTAGAAACTGCTGCTGTTTTATCAAAACCTCTGTTCTCAAAAAAACTTACTACAGCATCTATCTGGTTAGAGGGAAATTCTAAAGTCTTAGAAAAGTATCTATCAAAAAATTGCCTTACTTGATTGTCACTTCTGTTTTCAGGTTTTGTTTGCGGTAAACTTGTCATTGTGTTCTCTATTGTCGTGGATTAGGTATACTGGGAGATGCTTCTGTGGTATCTTCTGACCCGCCTGTTCCTCTGCTTTTGGGAAATGCAGTTCCTGCAATGCCACTTGGCTCAGCTATGTTTTCTAGCGCAGACTGTGCAAGATTTAGGCCAGTTTCTCTCAGACCTTCCGAAGATAAATTGCGTGTCTGCTCTGCAATATTAACACCTGCTATCACTGCTTCTAGCGGATTATCAAAGTTGCCGCCTAAGATATCACCTACACCTCCTATTATTCCAAATACTCCTACATCTCCGCCTCCCAGCAGAGTTATAGGACTAGGAGTCTTGTCATAGTTATCTGCTTTTCCAAATCCTGCTGGCTCGCCGTTATTGGTATCTACTTCTCCTCTGTCATAAAACACAGTGTCATATTGAACAGTAATGCTGTTTTGCATAGTAGTCATACCGTCTGTATTGTCTACACTGTCATGCTGCCATTCGGAAAGTATAGGATTTACAAGAGTGTATTTGGTGTACTTTCTTCTTGCCATTTGTGCTATTTCAATTCTGTCAAAGAAAGGCACAGCAGGTATGTCGTTGTCCAAACCAAAACGAAAGCTGTTGGAAGCTTCGCCTTTGTACAGAGTATCTCCGCTTCGTCTATTTCCATATGCTTCGGTCTGAAATGAGTTTTTGCCATCTGCATAATAATATTTGAAGTAGGCTTCCAACAGTGCTGTTGTCGCGCCAAAGTTGTCGTCGTGGAAATCAATAGTAACAGGATTATATTCTATGTTTGTTTGAACATTTTTCTTTCTGTTGTATTTGTTCTTTGTTTCAACGTTTGCAGAAAAGCCAGGAAGATCCGCAGACTTTACTAAAATTCCTATCGTGCCTGTGTACTGATTTAGCTCTGGTATAACAGATTGTGCTTCTGCTGTTAGAAAGAAAGTTACATGATATAGAAACTTAGATTTCGGCGCATGCTTGAAGTTGTCATTAACATACAGCCTATCAGCATGTTGCCAATCTGCAAGATTTCCTTTCGGGTTTTGAACGCCGTTTTGAAAATTATCTAGGAATCCATCAAATATTGCCATACTAGTATTTATCTAACGTAATAAACTGAGCAGATAATAAAAAAGGAAGCCGAAGCTTCCTTTTTGATAGTTTGGAAAACAGTATTATGTGCCGCCACCTGTAATAAGGCTGCCCACTGATCTTCCTACTGAAGTTCCAATGCCGGTGTTTTCTGGTGTTTGAATAGCATTATCGTAGCGTATGCTTAGTGTAACCGATACTGGTTCATTATTACCGTAACCCAAGGAGTTATAATTGGCGTTGGTAATAAAGCATCCGTACAGTTCAAATGTTTCTAGTATGTTTGGAGTGTTAGCACCGTTGCCTCCATCTAGAATTTCTATTCTTGTGGTAAATTTATAGTCAATACCTGATGCAGCTGAACTCTGTTCAAAGAAATCAAACTGTTTCTGTAACTGTTCGCCTACAAGTTTTTGAACTCTGTTGTTTACATCTTCACGAAGATTTAGTTCGACTGCTTCCCAGGCATGTCTACCTGCTAGATAAGCACGAGAGTTGTAAACAGGAATTTCGATTTCTTCGAAACTTACAGTTGGTCTAGTAACATCCATAACCTGTTTTGTTAATTCTGTAGTTGGGGTTGAAATCCCAAAGTTCTCTAGTGTAACTCTAAAGCGATACTGTAGCTTGGGCATTAAAAGACCCTGGCTTGAAGCCGAGTCCTGATTGTTCAATGGTACAGTTATCTTTGATAGTGTTGAGATAGCCATGTTTATAACTCCTTGTCAAAAGTATTTATCATTTTTTATTCAATTTTTTGGACCCATAAAAAAAGCAGCCGAAGCTGCTTTTTTTGATATGCACTGTGTTTTTTACAGTGATGCTATTTCGCCTGTATTTTTCAAACGTAGCGGAATAAAGATAAACTCCACTGCTTTTACAGGTTCAATTGCAATGTCAAGATATAGCTCGTTTCTGTCGATCCTAGAAGGTGTGTTGTTTGATTCGTCACACACAATAAGGAAGTCATTTAGAGCTCTCTGACCAACCAATTCAAGCATTAGACTTTCTGCTGCCTGTTTGATTTCGTCTCTGGTAATCTTGTCATTCTGCTCAAAGATGTAAGGCTTGGCTAGTTGATTAAGCTGGCCTCTTAGAAAGATAACTAATCTTGCAACGTTGATTCTATCAAGCGCACTGGCTCCTCTTGCTCTGGTTTTTTGACCAAAGTTTACCAGTCCTGCACCAGACAGGAATGTAAGAGGATTAACATTATTCTCATAAAGAACGTCTCTCTGCCCTTCGTTAAGCGCGATTGAATTGAATTCACCTTCGTCGTCAACAAAGCCAACTGAAGTAGCATTTGTTATTCCGCCTCTTCGAGTGCCTGCCGGAGCAAACCATGGGAATGATACCTGATCCGAAAGAATCATGGTTCTCATCATCATGTGACTTGGCGGTACGACCACATTGTTGCCAAAGTTGTCAGAAGTAAAGCCCCATGGATAAAATACGCCCATGTACTCGTCTCTGCTTACTAGGCCATCAAGACTGTCTTCTACTGCAAGATTCTCATTGGTTGCCCAGTTATTCAAGCTAGTAGCATTAGGCAATAATCTTGCTGGAGCATCACCAATTATAAATGCTGTAAGACCTCTATCAAAGTTAAGAGTAATCATCTCGCCAATAAGTTCTGGGTAACCAGGAGTTGTCAACAGATTAAACTGTCTTGATTCAGCATCTCTGATGTCATCATTCGAATTCAGCATTGCTTGCAGTGATTGAATAATTACCTTTCTCTGTGCTTTTCTACCGAAGCTACCAGAGCCGTCGTTTTGATTAGCACTTTCTGTAACCCAGCGATGTGGATAATAGTTTTCCATTGACTCGTCACCGAATCTTATGTTGTCTTGATTTGTGTCAACATAATCTCTCACAAAACGTTTTACATTAAAACCGCTTCTGCGAAGATTGAACAACAACATACCTCTAGGATAAAGTGCAGGATCAGGAGCGTCGAAGTCTAGGAAATTGCTGGTTAGCAGATCAACAATAGACGCTGCATTTTCTTCAACACCCGACGTGCTGTATCTTGCGTCGGCAAACAACACACCGTCTTCCGAAGTTTGATCAGTAGTATCAAGTTCTATCCACTTGTTACGAATCGGAGTATTTAAAAGCTGAGCATTGAAACGATATATTCTTGGATAGTTTTCTATATCTGAAGTATCAATCCAAAGATCTCCATCTACTAGATCTCCGCCGTCGCTCTGTGTTAGCGGTCTAGATGCTGACACAATTGGTCCGTTAATATCTGTTGGTGCTTCTGTGTCAAATACCGGGCTAGTAGTATCCTTGTAGCCTACCCAGGTTGCGCCATTGTGAATCATGATATCAACTTCATCTACAACGGAATTATACCAAAGAGCGCCATCCTCAGTTAGAGAAGTAACTTCGCTGGCAGAAGGAGTGTAGAATGCAATTTCACCTTCTTGAGGATCGTTTTTGGTTGCTTTCCAAAGGCTGGCCTGCAGTGATAGCATACTGCCGCTGCCGTCTGTGCCAGGCACATAGTAAAGGTTTGGTGTACCTGTGTTGATATCAGTGAATGCAGAAAAACCTAGGCCGTTTAGCAGCATTGTCATTCCAGAAAGTATAACGTCTCCGCCTGTGGCATGTGTAACAGTTATTCTATTTGCACTGTCAACAGAAGCACTCAATCCTGTAATACCTAGGCCATTCACAGCAGTTGCAAAGTTTTCTGCAGTGTCGCTTACTGTTATTCCTGCATCAAAAACGGCAGATACAGCACTAGTAAATTGTCGTTGTGCAGGCTGTGTTGCCTGTACCATTACTGTGTATGTTTCTGGATCTTGTTCTTCCAGTGTTACAGCAGTGCCTCTAACCGTTGTTGGGAATACGTCTGCTCTGCGATATACCTTAAAGGTTGCAAGCGGACTGGAATCGTCTGCTACATTGTAATTTACATAAACATCGCCTACAGCAAGACTTGCGCCTCCACGGGTTCTGTCCAGTTCAAACAATGCTTCAGCGTTTGATTCAAAGAGAGGTGCATCAACATCATTCCAAATGCCAGTGCCTTCGTTGTATACCTTCATTCGCCAACGAGCACCACCGCCGGGTTCTGTGGTCTTAACCCATACAGAGCCTGTTGGGCGCGGGTACTCGTCGCCTGTTTTGAATCTTGGTACTTCTGTGTGTTTGCTGATCTGCAAAGCAGGAGGATAAAACGTGCCTTCTTCTATACCTATTTCTGCTTCAAGATCCGAATCGCCTGTGCTTGAAAATTCACCTATTACTACTGCGCCGCTTGCTGAAGAGTCAGGCCCGGAATCACTGCCATCGCTGAAGATAACCAATCTAGAATCTTCGTCTCCTGCTGTGACGCCAGTAATTTGAAGACCATTAATAGTAGCAGCAATATCACTCGCTGTGTCGTCTGCATTAACAGAAATTGGTGTGTCATTGATTTCAAATGTTCCGCCTTCGGATACCTGAGCACTACTCGTAGCTTTCACTGTGGGAGAGCTCTCAGCCCATGCTTCGCTGCCAACCAGTGTCCATACACCGCTGCGGTTTTTATAAAACAGTCTAATGGTGCTAGTAGCAAACACAATAGCATAATCGCCTACTGAACCAACTGAACCTCTGGGAATACGGCCTGCAACACCGTTTACAGATACTGTGCCAGTGTTGGCGTATTCAGCTTCTGATGTAACGACAATTGGCTCTTTTGCGGTAAACGTTTGGCCGTTTGTGTTGCTTGCTGCTGTGCCATTCCACTCAAATACGCCATAAGCAGAAGCATCTACATCCAGCCAAAAAGTTCCATTGGCTGGTTCTCCTGCTGGCTCTATAGCAGTTGCTTCTAGTGCGCCTAGATCGATGTCTGCTCTTGTTACCCATGCTCTGTTTGTAACGCCAAGCACAGAATAAGCAGCTTGTAGACCGTATTCGTTTAATTCGCCACCGTTAATGGGATTGTTGTTGTTGTCCGTTTGGAACACAGGATCGCCAAATGTTTCTGCGAGGTCTCTCTGTGATGTAAGCAGGAAAGGTACACCAGCGTTTTGTTTTAGTGTGCCGCGTGCTGTTCCTGTTCCTGATGAATTTGGTTTGTTTTCAGCAGAAGCAACAAAAATCATAGGTGTTGTGCCTGCTGCTGCTGGAGTGTAAAAGCTTTCGTCAATTACGTTTACTTCTACTCCGGGTGATACTAGTGCCATTGGTTTCTCCTCATAGAGCTCTGTTGACAGTATTTAGCAGGTACTTGAAAAAATTGGCTGTTTAACCCCCAAAAAAAGGCATCGAAAAGGTGTCGAAATTTGTAAATACACAATGAGACCACTCTGCGAATGCGGTTTTAGACCAGCTGCGATAAACTACAAGAAAGATGGCAAAACTTTTTATAGAAAGAGATGCGGCCCTTGTGACAGAGCAGACAAAACAGGGACAGGGATTCCTAACTGGCGCAAAGCAGGCTACGAGAAAAAGTCTGTGTGTGAAAAATGCGGATTTTCTTCAGATCATCCCGAGCAGTTCAATGTTTATCATATTGATGGCGATTTGACAAACTCGCGCTATAGAAATCTAAAAACTGTGTGTGCTAATTGTCAGAGAATTATTCAGAAGTCTGGTGTGAAATGGCGTCAAGGAGATCTGACACCTGATTTTTGAGATCGTTCAGCGATCCATTGTTGTCAATGACATGGTCTATGGTGCTGTCCAACCACTGCCATTCTGAAGGATGTATGTGCTCAGGTTCTACACCTTGAGTCTTGTATTCATCGACCCATTCGGGTATCTCGCCTCTTTGAACTTCTATAACTACACCACCTTGGTTGCGAATCATGTCAATTTCGTTAGGGAAACGAACGTCGGGAATAACCCAATCGGTGTGAGGATTGTTCTCAAGAGCCTGTTTTGCAAGGCTAACCCATACACCATCAAAAAAGCCCTGTCGCATGCATTCTGTGCCTACCTGCTGCAGCACCAGTCTTGGAGTCACTGTGTAGCCAAGTTCTCGTGTCCAAAACGCCGACTCTTGTTCTCGCCATTCGCGTGATTCGAGTGTGTCGCCTTCTAGCAGATCTCTAGGCCATGAAAACATCGCAGCCACACAGTCTTTGAGAGGGTCCGCAAATGAGAGTTTTTTAAAACCGTGTGTTTCTACAAGAATATCAGCAAAGGTGCCTTTGCCTGAACCAATTCTTCCGCATACGCCTACTATCATAAAAAACAGTATAACAAACAAGAAGTTGCGTGTCAAG